ATAATATAGTAAAAATAATTTATATTATTAAAATTATACACTTGGTAAAGGTGCTAAGCATAATTTAATTTCACCCAATGATGCTACATTATATTTAACAACTAAAGGTAAATCATTTTCTAAATACATTTCTATTTGATTACAAAGATTAGTACATTTAATAAAATAACCAAGATTCTTAAGTGAAAATTCACCTTGAATAATTTGTGAAGCATCTTGCTTCATTAAGAATTTCATACTTTCATCTGTTTCCATTCTGTGAATTTCTGCACTAGCAAATTGTCCAGAACATTTGAATATTAATTCATTGCCAACAGATTTTATTTCTAATTTATCTGAAATACAACTTAAGTCACGAATAATTTTTTGGAAATCATTGGAAGGAAGATTAATTACAGAAGAAAATTTAACATCGGGAACAGTTAATTCTTCACTATCAGGTTCAATAAGGCGGAGCTTTTGAGTTTTACATTGTTTAATATCACCATTTTCAAATTTAAGTCCCAAATAAGAAACTACACCATCTGAAAAATCACTTTCTTCAATATAAATTGTTAGAGTATCATCATTGTCAATAGTATTAATTAATTTGAATAAATGAAACATGTTTACACCAATAATAATCTTTTCTTTTTTACATTCATAATGTTCAAAATTATCTGCATGTAAAAATAAATGAGCAAGAATGGTATGTGATTTATCCATATTAATAATTCTCATACCATCTTTTTGAAAAGTAATATTAGTTTCTAATAATATATCTTTCAAAGCAGTCATTAAAATTCTAAAAGGAGCAATTTGTACAGTTTTAATAGTTAACACATTATTTGAATATTCACTACTCATTTAACATAATAACGCGTTATTTCTTTAAATAAAAGAATAATTAATTAGTTAATTAATTAGTTAATTAGTTAATTAATTTGTTAATTAATTTGTTAAATTAATTATATTTATATAATTTATAAATAATGTCACGTCCTTTAAATATAAATTCTACAAATAACATGATTTCAATAAATGATAATTATGTTAAAAATTCAAAAAATTTAGAAAATTCAACATATAGCGCAATCCGTACAAATGATAGACCTTTATCAAATGGTTTAACAAATTATAATCATGATGATTATATTGGTCCTACAAGAAGAGCACGTCCTATGAAACATTATCGTAGAAGATTAAATCCAAATAATCCTAGTGTAAGTGCTAAACCTAAATTGGATGATGTTATAATTCCAACAAGTCATGTATCTCGTAATGACAATAGTTTTTTGTTGGAAAATAATACATTATTTAAAAGACATATTATTATTAAGAATAATGAAACATTAAAAGTAGCTAAATGTAAAGAATATAGTTTATTGTAATAAAATGTAAATATGTTACAGGAAAATATATTTAAAAAATATAATAAATTTAATATAATGAAAGTTTTTGATTATATTAAACCTTTGCTTATAATGATAAAATATAGTGATAATAAAATTAATATGGATATAATAAGATATATAAGTTCATATATAATTGATGATATTAAAGATAAAATAAATAAAGAATTTCTTGATAGAAGAATATCTTTATTTATATCAAACCATCCTGATGATTTACTTGTCTATTGTAATATAAATAATATAGCACCTACATTTTGTATTCATAGTAAATCATTTCCATATTCAAAAATTATTAATAAAGAAAAAATAAAAGAATATATATTAAAAAAATATAAAAAATTATATTTTTCACATTATTGTTGTAGTATTGATATTGGAATGAATTTTAATTTATATCATGAACCAGAATTTAATATGATATCTTATGGTTAATTTACACAATGTGGTTTGAAGATACATGTGATATTATTAATATCTTGTATTTTAAATATACTTGGATCTTGAACTTCACGTGTTTTTGTCCATATTTTAAGAATGCAAAAGTTTTTTTTAGGGCTAATTGTTAATCCATTTAGATAAATTTTTTCATTATCAGTAATAGTTTCACCAATAATTGAATAAAACATATTTTTCCATATATCGCAAACATTTTTGTTCATTACTTTATATGAAAAAGAACCACCTTCTTTATTTTGTGGATCTTCCCATAAGGGTTTAATACCATCACGCATTAAAAACATCATACAATTTTGTACCATTTTTTCTGGTATAGTTTCACATAGTGCAATAGCTTCTTCAATACTATCAAATGTATATATTATTTTATAACTAGCCATTGTCCAATCCGTATCATGAGGCAAATGAGCCCATAGTGTCCATTTGTTATTAAGTTTATGAAAAGTATTATCCATGATGAGGTTGTCTTTTAGCATATGTTATAATTATTTATCAATTTTATATTTAAATATTATTTTTTAAATATATAAAAATTTATTTATTAAGACATAGTAATAACTAATAAATAGGTTACTTTTTTTACTATTTATTTTTTATAATATTATAATATACATTAAATGATAAACGTACCTCCATTAATTTTAAATGAATTTTTTTATCCATTTTTAAAACAAGAATATCTTCCAATTCTAATTTATTTCTTTTTTACATTATTTACACATCCATTTTATACAATTATTATTCCTGAAATGTATTCCAAGTTGTTTGATTTTATAAAAAAAACACCAGCAACTGGTTTAATGTCTTTTAATTCAATATTCAAAATATTTGATGAAAATGCTCCAGCATATATTTTACGAATAATAGCAGTTTTTTTATTATTACAATTAGCATTTTTTTTAAAATCATGGTCTGAATCATTATTTATACCAAAATTTTTGGAATTTTCTAGAACAAAAATATTTAAAAAAACATTAGATCGCCATTCAGATGATTATCAGGAGTTAGGATCAGGAGAATTTATTACACGTATGATGGAAGTGAGTCGTTATATGAGTCATTTGTTTAATTGGGGATTTTCAGAAGTTATTCCCACATTTTTAGCGATTATTTTAATGGTAGGATATTTTTTCACAATAGATAAAACAGTTTTTTCACTTTTATTATTTAATTTAGTATTTGTATTTGCTGTATATGGTATTTGTGGATGTTATTTATTAGACGTATCAAAAAAACGTGAAGAAGAATATTATAATTTAAGTAAATCATTAAACGATAGTATCAGTAATTTGATGAATATTTATTTAAATAATAGTGAAGGAAATGAAAAAAAGAATAATTTAGAAAAAAATAAAAATTTAAGTGATGCTTATACTACTCATAAATTTACAGAAGGAATACTTGTTTTTGCAACATTAGTAATGACATATAGTATATATGGTTTATCATTAATTTATTTATACAATGAATATGTACAAAAACATATATCAGCTTCTAAATTTATAGCTGTTGTGTTACTTTTAGGAAATTATAATCAATATATGTATACTGTTATTAGTGATGTTTCAAATGCTTGCTTTACATTATTGGGAATGATTGAAGCATCAATGCCATTTTTAAATGATTTATTTTCATATAATAGTAAACGGACAAAAAATACTGGTATAACAAAAGGTAATATTCAATTTAAAAATATAACTTATCGTTATAAAGATCAAGAACATGTTCTTTTTGATAACTTTAATTTAACAATTAAAAGTGGAGAAAAAGTTGCGTTATTGGGACCTTCTGGTAGTGGAAAAACATCATTGATGAAATTATTAGTATCTATGTATAAACCATTAAAAGGTGAAATATTAATTGACGGCAATGATATTTCATTAATGAAACAAGAATATATTCGTAAAAATATAATTTATATAAATCAACGCACAAATTTATTTGATATGAATATTATTGATAATATTGCTTATGGTAATGAACATGTTGATAAACGTGCAATACCAAAAATATTAAGAGATTTTCATTTAGATACTGTATTTAATGAATTAGAAGATGGCATCAACAGTAACGCAGGAATAAACGGTAGTAATTTATCAGGTGGTATGCAAAAAGTCGTTATATTATTACGCGGTATTTTGAAAAAAGGAACAATATTTATATTTGATGAACCATTAGCAGGGTTAGATGCTTTAACTCGAGAAAAGGTTATTAAATTAATAATTCATATGACAAAAGGTAAAACTTTATTAGTAGTTACACATGATAAAGAAATATTACCTTTTATGGATCGTGTTATTAATATGAAAAAATTAAAATAAATAAAATAAATTGTTAATGATTTTTGTTTTTCACATTTTTAAATATTCTTATTTATCTTTAAAATTGAATTTAAAAATAAATAATAATAACATATAAGAATATAATAATGAGTGAAATACAAGAAGAAAATGAACCAATATTTGACGGTGATGGTGATGATGATTCTCAAAATGAAAGTATAGTTGATGAAAATGATAATGATGATGATCTTTCTGAAATGTCAGATTTACATGATGAATTAGAAGAAATAGAAAATGAAGAGGAAGAGGATAATATAAATCCTGAAGGTGAAGATGATGAACAAGGTGAAAATATAATAGATATAAATGAAAGTGATGAAAACGATGAATTAAACAGTGATGATGATGATGATGATGATGATGATTATGAAGGTAAATATCAAAAATTTGAACACTTAAATATTGATAACTATCTTTCCACACATTATTCACATTTAAAAGAAAATAATATTGAAGAAATAAAGGCTTTAAGTAAAGTTATACGAGATAAAGAAAACAATATTATAGATGATTTACATAAAACTGTTCCAATATTAACAAAATATGAAAAAGCACGTATTATAGGTGTTCGTGCAAGTCAAATAAATAGTGGTGCTAATATAATGGTAAAACCGCATAAACCTACTTTTGATGGTTATTTAATTGCTGAACAGGAATTAGCTGAAAATAAAATTCCATTTATTATTAAAAGACCCTTACCTAATGGAAATTGTGAATATTGGAAATTACAAGATTTGGAAGTTATATAAATTTAATAAAATTATTTTAAATTATAAAATATTTTTATTTTTTGATGTTATTTTTTGATGTTATTGTTGATGTTATTTAATTGAAGATAAATTTATTCTATGTTTCCATCTTCACCTTCACCTTCTTCACCATGATATTCACTTAAATCATTATTTTCATTCATTTCTAAACCTATAAATTGTTGTCTTTCTTCATCTTGTACTTTTTCATCATATACATATAGTTTTTTATCTAAACCACGTCCCCATTTACCAAGTTTATGTTTTTTCAAGAAATTATCAACTTCTAATTCATCTTCTGATTTAAGTTTTAGTTTTTTAGTAAGATCATCTTTTTCCTTTTCTTTTAAACGTAATGTTTTTTTTACAACATCTTCATAACTTGTATTACTATTATCATACTTATTATTTAACATGTCCAATATTTCAATAATAAAAATTTTTGAATTATATTTTATAGTTTCATCATAAATTTTATCTAAATTATCTGTAACCAAATTAAATACGAAAAATAACAAAAATATGTTAATATTAACATCTAAGTATTCTAATGATGTTGGCATTTTAAATGATTTAAAATATGTGATATATTTTGTTAATTTACTACTAATAATATAAAAGAAATCTTCATCAATTTTTGTATTTTCATATTTTGCTGTTGAACTAGTATGATAGTTATTTAATGTCATAATATCATTTTTTGATAAATTCCAATGTTTTGGTACTTTGTATTTTTTATGAATATCTTTGCTTATTGTAATTCTTTCTTTGAATAAATATAATAAATTTTTAATTATTTTTACAAACTCTATTTTGTTGTTCACTTTTTTATCACTATGTGCTAAAAATAATCCTATTAGTTTATTTAAAAATAAAATGTGTTTAGTATTTGATTTATTTTTTCTTTTAGTTTTTTGATTAATAAATATGTTTAGTTTATCTACAATATTATCTTTCATTAAATTTATTTCTTCATATAAATAATTTTCAAATTTAGTTAACATTGATTTATTAATAGTTATATTAACATCATCACATTTTACGTCTTTATTAGTAGTAATATTATTTAATTTTAATAAAAATTCTTTAAATTTTTCATTTTCATAATTTTGCATGATTTCATCGTTATTTTCATAATGTTGTTCACAAAAAGATAATTGTTTTTTTCTTTTGTTATCAATAATATTTTTTGAATAAATTGTTTGTAAATTTATATTTTCTTTTTCATCTTCATTTGTATCATCATCAATCATACGATTATTTTTATAATTATCAATAGCATCATCTATTAAACTTTGTTCTTGGTGAAAATATAATTTGGGAAATTCAACACGTGTATTGATATTAGACATAAATGTTTTTGTTTTATTTATTTTTTTTGCGTCATTTAACAATTTATTTAAATTGAATGAATGTTCTAAATACATTTCATATTGTTTTGATTTTGTTATAAAGTATTCATTTACATTATTTTCTTTTGAAAAACAACATGAATTTTCTGTAAAAATATTACCTATTTTATAATGTAAATCTTCTTTTGAAACAATATTGTTACATTCATTTAATATGTAATAACCTAATGATATAATTTTACTTTTTACAACATATGTTTTTTCCAAATCCATCATTTCTTCATTTAATTTTATTGATAATGAATTGTAAACAGGTAATTCTATATCTGTTTGATATGGTAAAAATGATTTCATTTTTTCATTATTATGAACATTTTGTTCTTGTGTCACTTGTTTTTTTTGTTGTTGAACAAAATCATTTACATTTGATTTAAATGTTGTTCTCAATAAACGGTCAATATATGATTTTAAATTTTTAACAATATCACTGTTATCCATTTCATTAAACTCTTCGTTTATTTTGAAACTTTTAATAATACAAATTACAAATACAACTGTTTTCAAATCTTTTTCATCATATAATGGATAACCTTTAATATATGATTTACAAGAACCATTGTATCCAATTAATTTCATATCATTTACATTTAATTGTAATCCAATTGTTAATACACTTATACTAATAACTAATTGTGCCATTTCAGGATTTGTTTTTAAACTAGGATTAGAATCATAAAAATATAATGCTTTTGTAACTAATTCAAGTTTATTATCAAAATCACAATCAATTTCATTTTCAAATCTTGAAATAATATTGTATATAAAATTAGCTTCTTCGCGGTTAAATTTTAACAAATTATTATTTCTAACATCTGTTTCATATTTTATTTTATCCATAAATTCATCAAAATTTATATTTTCTTCATAATATTCAATTTCACTATCATCTTCATTTACATCAACAGCTGTTTTAGTTGTTACCTTAAAACCTTTTTCATCATAACCTTCATCTGTACTATAATCTATATTACATATTTTATAACCAGTGTATTGATCTACCCAAAAACTACCATCATCACTTAATTCACCTTGAATATTTTTAATTCTTTCCATTTCTTCAATGTAATTATTTCCACTAACAAAAGTATTAGCTAACTTGTAAATAAATAATGGTAATATTGCTTGATTTGTTTCTTTACAATACAACATATATTCATTTTCTATTTGATCATTTGTATTTGTCAATGGTTTACGTAAATATTTTCCAACAAATGTTATTATTGCATTTTGTTTTTCGGTAAAATCAGGTATGGATAATATAGTATCACGAAGTTTGAATGTTGGACTTTTGTTTTGTAATTCTTCAAAATTATAAAAATCTGATATATGTTGAATAAAATCAGAATATTTATATAATTTATTTAAATTCATTTTATTTTTCTGTTTAAATTTTTTAGAACATTCGGAAACCAATAATTTTAATTCAGTTTCTTTTTTAGAATATATGTGTTTGAATTCATTAATCATATTGTCAACGATCTTTTTATTTATTTTTTTTCTTTTTTCTGCAGTATTTTCACAACTTCCGTCTGTATCATCATTTTCAATTTCACTACAATCTAATGTTTGTTTACATATGTCTCCGGCAAAAAGAAGACTGTTATCTTTATTTTTTTCAGTAACTTCTTCATCATATACCCAGCGATTATTAATACGTCTATGTAATGTAAAATCAACCATTTCATCATCAAATGTTTCTAATATGGCAAAATCACTTTCTTGAACTTTTTTCTTTCCCAATATAATATTTTCTGCCATTATTATAGCATCTTCATCGTTTATATTGTGTACTTCTTTCAATTTATTTTTAAGAAATTCTTTGAATTGAACATCTGTCATTGTTTTTCTCTCATCATCATAAATATTAATAGCATCATAGTAAGTATTATCATATTCTTCATCATAATAAATTTCCTTTTCATTATCGTTTGCTATTTTTTCCTCACTTGTGTATTTTTTAGCTATATTTATATCTATTTCACATTTCTCTCTGAGTTCATTACTATTATTATTATTATTATTATTTGTTGATTTTGTTAAATATGATTTATAATTATCCATCATTGTTTCAAAATTGTCATTAGAGAGATTAACATTACCATATGCAATAACTGTTGTTAAAAATTCTTGATAATCATTATTTAATATATGATTGATTAGTGTTGAATTATAATTTTCAATAATTAAATTAACATTTTCATCTTTTTTGAAATACACTTCTTTCAACATATCTTCTAATAATTGATTTTCTTCTTCACTTGCTCTTCTTTCCGTGAAAATTACATCAAATAATAATTTAATATTATCTTTTTGTGTTAAATTATCTATGCTTCTTTCTAAACTATTATATGTTTTTCTCATTTTGTTCATATGTGTAAAAAATTCACGGCGTATTTCATAAATATAATTTTTAATATTAAAATATGCGTCAAAATTAATATCATCTTTATAAATGTTGAAATTTTGCATATTATTAATAAAATTATTAATACTGATCGAACCATTACGATGTGTTAAATATGAACGTGCAAATAATATAATATCATTAATATTAGGAAATCCTTTCATTAAGTTATTTAAATCACTATAATCTTTTGTAACATAGTGTGTTAGTGTATTAAAATTAGAATTATTAAAATT